TCCGGATCGCCCAGGTGGGCCACGATAGGAAATTCTGTCGTGAATACTTCCTTGGCATGAAGCAGGCGGGCTTCACGGTGGTGGACCAGCCCCAGTATTTTTATAAAAAATCCGAAGGGTTCCGCCACATCGAGAAACAGGCCAAGAACAAGCGCCTGTATTACTTGGGCGCGGAGCCTTACGAGTATTGCGTCTCCAACGTCCGGGCCATCGAGAAAACCGACGACATGATCCAATACGAGAAGGTCCAGCCGGAGCACCGCATCGACGTTTTTGACGCCGACGTGTTCGCCACGGTGCGGATGCTGGAATGTCTGGAAAAGGCGAACCGGGCAAGCACCTGGTTTGGAGAAAAGGGGTGATTGACTGATGAGTAAAAAGCGGCGCGGCAGGGCCGTGCCCGAAAAGCGAAGCGCCACGGCGGCGCAGTCCATCGCCCTGTGGCTGGGGCAGGACGAGATTGACTGCCCGGGCTATATCCGCCTGAGTGACAGTCCGGAGATCACGGCAGCGGTGCTGAGGATCGCCGAGCTCCTGGGATCCATGACCATCTACCTGATGGCCAACACCGACAAAGGCGACGAGCGGATCGTCAACGAGCTTTCCCGGCTGGTGGACATCGAGCCCAACGGCAATATGACCCGCATGCAGTGGATGACCGCCATCGTCAGCACCCTGCTGAATCAGGGGCAGGGCAACAGCGTGGTGATCCCCCACACCTACGGCGGCATCATCAAGAGCCTGGAGCCGGTGAGCGCGTCGCGGGTGTCCTTCGTGCCGGTGGGCGGGAGTTTCCGGGACTACCGGGTACTGATCGACGGGGCCGAGCGCAACCCCGCCGACCTGATCCACTTTGTCTACAACCCCGACCCGGTTTACCCCTGGAAAGGTCGGGGCGTGACGTTCCTCCTCCGGGACGTGGTGGCCAACCTCGCCCAGGCGCAAAAGACCGAAAACGCCTACATGAGGAGCGAGTGGAAGCCCTCGATCATCGTGAAAGTGGACGCCCTCACGGAGGAGTTCGCCAGCCCCGAGGGACGGCAGAAGCTCCTGGAGAGCTACATCAAACCGGCGACGCCCGGACAGCCCTGGATGATCCCGGCGGAGGCGTTTCAGGTGGAACAGGTCAAGCCATTGACTTTGGCTGACCTTGCCATCAAGGACACCGTGGAGCTGGACAAGCGCACCGTGGCCTCCGTGCTGGGCGTGCCGCCCTACCTGCTTGGGCTGGGTGAGTTTAAGCGCGAGGAGTGGAACAACTTCGTCCAGACCAAGGTGCGGGCCCTGGCCTTGCTGATCCAGCAGGAGCTCACCAGGGCGCTGATCATCTCGCCGAAGTGGTACCTGATGCTCAACTACTGGAGCCTGTTGGACTACGACCTCAAGGCCGTGAGCGACATCATGCTGGCCGGTGCTGATCGTGGGTACGTGTCGGGAGACGAGTGGCGCGACCGCCTGCACATGGCCCCGGCGGGTCTCACCGAGTACAAGGTGCTTGAGAACTACATCCCGGTGGACATGTCCGGCAAGCAGAAGAAACTGGTGCAGGAGGGTGAGTAAGTGAAACTGACCCTTGACTGCCCAAACGCCGCCTACGGCGACGGCATGATCATCATATGCAAAACAACCGGCCAGCCCTGCGCCCACCAGTATTATAAGCGGTGCAAGGGCTGGTATGTTTTGAGCGACGGGGCACGGACGTGCCCCGGAAGGGAGAGGAAAAATGGATAGGGATGAAAGACAGCTCCGGTCCATCGCCACCAAGTTTGAAACGAGGGAGGCAGAGGACGGAACGCCGCATATCACCGGGTATTTTGCGGTTTTTAACTCTGTGTACGAAATCGCGCGGGGTCTGAGCGAGAGCATCGCTCCCGGCGCTTTTTCCAGGACACTGGGCGAGAATCCTGACGTCCGGGCGCTGATCAATCACGATACCACGCTGGTGCTGGGGCGCACAAAGGCGGGCACGCTGAAGCTCCGGCAGGACGAGATTGGCTTGTGGGGTGACGTTGCCATCAATCCGAACGATGGCGACGCCATGAACTTGTACGAGCGTGTGAAGCGTGGCGACGTGGATCAGTGCTCCTTTGGTTTTGCCATCCGGTCCGAGGACACCGACGTCTCTCCGACTGGTGATGTGCATTGGACCATAAAGGACGTGGATCTTTTTGAGGTGTCCGCTTGTACCTTCCCGGCCTACCAGGCCACCAGCATCTCTGCCCGTGAAGCGCAGCGGGACGAGATCAAACGCCGGAGCCTGACCGCCTGGAAAGACAAAATGAAAGGGGTATTGAAGCATGGCTCTTAAGGTTTTGCTTCTGCGCAAGCAGAAGGAACTCAAAGAGAAGGAGCTGAATGAGCTCCGGGCCAAGGACGCCGATTTTGAGCGCCGCGAGGCCGAACTGACCGCCGCTGTGGACGAGGTCGAAAACGACGAGCAGCGGGCGGCCCTTGACGAGATGGTGACCGCTTTTGATGCGGAGCGCACCGCTCACCGTGACGCCGTAACCGCCGCCGAGCAGGCTGTGGCCAGCATCGACGAGGAAATCCGGGGCCTGGAAGATGCCCAGGAAACTGGGACCCGGAAACCTGCTCCCACTCCTGACGATGGAGAAAGAAAGGATGATAAGAAAATGAGCACCCGGTCCGAACATGCCGTGGCCAATATCCGCGCCTACGGCAAAATGACCGCCGAAGAGCGGTCCGCCTTCGCCACCCGTGAGGAGGTGAAGGGTTTCCTGGCCTCTGTCCGTGAGGCCATGCAGTCCAAGAGGGCCATCAACAACGTGGGCCTGACCGTCCCCGAGGTCATGCTGGGCCTCCTGCGGGAGAACGTCCTCAACTACTCCAAGCTGTACAGGCACGTGACCGTGTCCCGCATCCGTGGCGAGGGCCGCGTGGTGATCGCGGGCGGCATCCCTGAGGCCGTCTGGACGGAGTGCTGCGGCAACCTCAACGAGCTGACCCTGGGCTTCAATGACGCTGCTTTCGGCTGCTGGAAGCTGGGCGGCTACTTCGTGGTCTGCAACGCCAACCTGGAGGACAGCGATCTCGACCTGGCCGCGGAGATCCTCACCACCCTGGGCCAGTCCATCGGTTATACCGATGATAAGACCATCCTGTACGGCACCGGCACCAACATGCCCCTGGGCATTGTGCCCCGCCTGGCGCAGACCGCCCAGCCTGCTGGCTATCCTGCCACCGCTCGGGCCTGGGCTGACCTGCATGAGACCAACGTGGTGACCATCCCCAGCACCGCCACCGGTCTGGGCCTTTTCCAGCAGATCGCGCTGGCCGCCGCCAAGGCCAAGGGTGCCTATGCCCGGGGCGAGAAAGTTTGGGTCATGAACGAGACCACCTACTCCTTTATCCAGGCCCAGGCGATGAACATTGACGCCTCCGGTGCCATCGTGGCCGGTGTCAACGGCACCATGCCCGTGGTGGGCGGCGTGATCGAGGTTCTGCCCGATAGTCTGATCCCCGACTACAACATCATCATGGGCTACATGGAGCTGTACCGCATGGTGGAGCGCGCCGGTGAGCAGTACGCCACCAGCGATCAGGTGTTCTTCCTGTCCGACCAGACCGCCTTTAAGGCCACCGTGCGCTGGGACGGCCAGCCCCTGATCGCCGAGGCCTTTGTCCTGATCGGCATCAATGGCACCGCGCCCACCACCTCTGTGACCTTCGCCCAGGACGGCGCGAACGATCCCAAGGCCGTGATCCTGCCCGCCACCGCTACCGTGGCCGTGGGTGGCAACATCCAGCTCAATCCCGCCATCATGCCCTACGGCGTGAGCACCACCCTGACCTGGGTCTCCGGCACCACGGGCAAGGCCACCGTGGACAACACCGGCAAGGTGACCGGCGTGGCCGCTGGCACCAGTGTGATCACCGTGACCACCGGCAACGGTCTGACCGCCCAGTGCACCGTGACCGTGACCGCCTGATCGTGAGGTGAGGCGGCTGTGTGCGCGGTAGACAACACTCAGGCGTTGAGCCTGGTTAAGACCCGGCTCAACCGCCTCCCCCGCGACCCCACCC